CTTGCACGGACCCAGCGCGGACCAGTGGTCGTGCCCATCCGGGAAGGCGCTGGGCAGTGCGGCGATCTGGGGGTGCCGGAGGAGGGGCTCGAACCCTCACGACCCGTAATCCAGGCTCGGCCGTCCTACGCTGCGGCGATGGCGGAATCCGGCCGCTGAGCTGCGGAGACGGTACCGCTCGCGGCGTCATGTCACTACCCGTCGTGACTCGGCATGTCTCACTGAAGTGTCGCCCCAGTGTCGCCCCGTGCCCGCGGCCCGCCTGGCTCCCCTGTCCGCCGCACGTAAGCGGGGCCGCACCCGATTGCGCGGGCCGGCCCCATGGGACACGAGGAGCCATCCCTCATGCCCGATCCGAACGATATCCCGCGACGCCGCAGCCGTCTGCTGCTGGACGTCACCACGGCGGCCAGCGAAGTCTCCCGCCTGGTCCACGAAGCCCACGACCTGCACCTGCCCGTCGAGCCAGGCGTCCGTCCCGGTCGCGACAGCTTGGTCCGCTGGGCGGTTCTGTTGGAAGAGGTGATCCCGCCCGAGCGTGGTCTCGGGTCCATCTAGCCGACCCGATCCCAACGGCCCCGTCACCCGGCGGGGCCGCTTAGATTCCATAAAGAACCGCAAAGAACCGCCCAGACTGGGTTCGCCGGGACACATACTGGCCGTAGCCTCGTGGGTCGTAGGTCGTGGCGGTCGCCTGCTAGGACTGGCCCACGAGGCTACTTCGTCAGCGGCCGGCAACTTAGATGTAGATGCTGTCTCGGGTCACGCCGGCCAGGGCGGCGGCCCGGTCGTGGGCCATGACGCTGGCGACGGCGGCGTCAATCTTGCGCGGCGAGTCCCGGCGTTCCTTGGCCAGCCGCGCCCCTCGGGCGTCCTCGCGGAGTACCGCGTTGCCGATGTGGCGAGCTAGCCGGCTGTCCCCTGAGTGGGTGAGTGCGCCGTTGATGACGGCCTCATAGAACCGGGCGGTCGCGGGCGCCATCCTGCCAGGGCTCTGCGGGTACTCGACGACCGGGAACCCCTCGCCGTCGAGGAGCTGGAGCGAGCGCGCCCACCTGAACGGATCCGCGGCGATCTCCAGGACCCGCCAGCGCCGGCACGCTTGGCGGATGGCCTGCTCGACGTCGACGATGGGCACCTGGGTGCCTGCGGCCTCCCACAGCTCCACCAGGTCCAGGTGCGGATTTTGCCGCACCTCGGCGACGACCAGGACGGTGGTGTCGCCGTTGAAGGAGCCGTCGAAGGCAAGGACGACCTCGGCCCCGTCCGGGATCAGGTGAACGGAATCCGTGCACCTGGCCCAGGTGCCGGGCGGCAACCAGGCTTCCTCCAGCTGGTCGGTGAGCTGGCACAGCCGGGCCCGCCGGAACGACGCTTCCCGCATCTTCGGCGGCAGGCACGCCTGCAACCCGTCACGGGCCAGGAAGTCGCCGAGGGCGGGATTCGCCAGCTCCCAGCAGTGCGGGCAGTCCACCGGGTGATCCTCGAACCCGGCGGCGGAGTGCTCGCGCCACACCACCAGCTGGTCGTCGGGGTGGTCGAGCGCGTAGGCGCGCAGCCGGCCCAGCACCGTCTGCTCCAGCTCCGGGCCTGGTGTCCCGATGGCCAGCACCACCGACGCCTGTTGCTTGCCAGTGGCCAGGGAGACGACCTCGTACACCTCCTGGTCGACGCGCCCGGCCTCGTCCACGATGGCCAGGGTGAAGTCGAGGCCCTCCAACCGCTTCGGCACGGCGGGCAGGACCTGGAACGACGACCCGCGGGATGGGACCGTGAGGGCGTCGGCGTACTGCTGGACGCGCGCCTCCAGCTCCGGGTGGAGCTCCACCATGCGCGAGGCGACCCGATGGCACAGCCCGGCCTGGCGTTCGTCGGTGGCCACCACGACGACCTGGGCGCCCTCCGGCCCGGCCAGCAGCTCATAAAGGGCCAGCACGGCGGTCAGGCTGGTCTTGCCCTGTCCGCGGGGCAGCATCCACCCGGCCAGCCGGGGCCGGGGCCGCTGATCCCAGGTGGCGGCGATCAGGGCACGCTGCCACGGCCGCAACCGCAACGGCTTGCGGACACCATGGCCGCGGGGCACCCGTATGTAGTCGGCGGCGAACCGTGCCACCGCCAGCTCCCGGCGTCTGGAGCTGCGCAGGAGTAGCGGAGAACCGTCAACGGCTGCCTTCGGGCCAGCCTTCACGCGCCTATCCTTACGCCATGACTGAGACCGGCCCGAACACCGCCACCCGTATCGCTATCGAATTCCTGACCCTGTGGATGGAGCAGGATCGGGAGGGCGCAATCGAACACATAGGGGGAATGCTGGACGAACCGAACGCCCCGAGTCCTGAGGCCATCATCGCCGGTCAGTGCAATCTGAGCATGGCGCTGGCGATCAAGCTGGCCAAGGAACGCGGCGCACTGACCCTCGACGAACTGAGGACGAAAACCGGCGAGATCATTCAGGAACTGTCCCTGGAACTCGAGGATCTCCCCGACTAGGAGCATCCTCACTTGGCCACCGGCCCCGGGTCGTCGTCATGTGTAATCAGCGGCGCGGCTGGCGAGGGGTCGGTGGCCATGATCCTGGTCAAGACTGCAGCGGCCTTGGCGGCGTTGCAGCTGCGGCAGCGGACGACGAGTGGCCCGTAGGGGGAGCCGCCTTTGGCGACTTCGCGTACGTGGTCGGCGGTGAGGTCGGCCGAGGGGTGGGCGGGGCGGCCCTCCCAGCCCGGGCACCAGTCGCCGACGATGGCGCGGTGGTCGGCGACGGCGCGGCGTCTGCGCTCGCGCTCGCGGGCGTCGTTGTGGAGGTCGGGGCGTCGTGTGGCCTTGACCCGGTCGCGGGTGCGTTGGCAGTCGTGGCAGTAGGTCTTGCCACGCACCACGTTGTTGCAGCCTCGGGCGAGGCAGGCGCGGATCAGCGAGCGGGTCATCGGCGCTTGCGCTTCCGGCGTGATGTACCGAGCCGCAGCTGGAGCTGGTGCTTGCACGACTGGCAGCGGTCGCCGGGTCCGGCGAACTTGGCCTGGCAGGTGATGCACGAGCCGCCCGGTCGGCCTGCGAACAGGGTTGGCAGTGCCTTACCCATGGCGTCGGAGGAGGGTGAGGAGGACCGGAGTGGGGCGTCCGACCGCACCCGAGCGGACGCCCGCGACTCCGGCTCCCTGGTAGGCCGGCACCCGGACCACGGCGACGTGGTCGAGGGCGGCCCGAGTGCGGGTGACCCGGCTACGATCGGGTGACCAGCGACTCCCGCCGGGGATCTCCATGAATCCCACGGACAGGCCCAGGGGAACCCCGTCTCGGGCGAGGGCCAGGACCTCGTTCCCGAGCAGGGTGTCCGACACGCGCCAGGAGCCGTACGCGGCGTCGGACCTCTCGTCGATTTCCAGCGTGACGCCGATGGGGAGGGTGCCGGCGTCCCTCGGGTGGGTGGCCGTGAGCGGCACCCTGGCGGGATCGTTGCCGGCGAGGGCGCCGCGCTCGAACGTCTCGACGACCAGGCGACCACGGTCGTACACCTGCGCCTCGATCCCCCAGGGAAGCAGGGGACCGTGGAGGGTGTGGCCGTCGCCGTCGTCGCGGACGTGGAGGGTGCTGGTGTGCTGGCGGGTGTGGATCATGCGACAGCCCCCGAGGGTGGTTCCTGGTTGTCGATGCCGGCGACGGGCGGCAGGTCCTCCAGCTCGCGGACTTCGGAGCGGAGTTTCCAGCCGGCGCGGATGGCGCTCTCGTGCGCCTGGTAGCGGGTGAGCAGGTCCGTGCGGACGAGGGCGGCGGCGTTGAACTTCACGGTCGTGGTCGACGAGAGGAGGGCGGAAAGGGCGACCTCCAGCCGCACCAGCCAGGGCCGTAGGCCGAAGGTGAGGAAGTCCAGCGCCCGCTGCTCGACGTTGGCGTAGGTGAGGCTGTTGCCGCTGTCGGCGCCGACCAGCTCGGGGTTGACGCCGAAGTAGCGGCAGATGGTGCGGACGTTCGCCTGGGTGGTCTCCAGGAACTGCGCCTCCTCGGGGGCGATCGTGATCGCCTGGAAGCGGGCGCCGTTGCCGAGGACCGCGATGTCGCGGTTGCCCTGGTGGCGCTCCCGCCAGCGGGCTTTGATCTGCTCGGCCCGGTCCTGCTTGATGTCCTGGTCGCTGGTGAGGACGCCGGCCGGGATCGCGGACTCGCCGAAGAACTTCGCGGCGTACCGCTCGGCCCCGATGCCCAGGCCGATGGCCTGGCGGGCGTGGGTGATGGGGGAGAGACCGAGGACCTGGCCGGGGGCGGTGAATGCCTTGACGTGCCAGATGCTGGCGGGGTCGACCTCTTGGCCGTCGATCCTCCAGATAACCCGGTTGTCCACCTGGACACCGACCCGG